TTTATAATATTTCTTATTTAATAAATCTATTTTACCATCTTCTTCTTTATCAGAAATAATTGGTTGAATAGATTTAATGAATAGAAAGTTCATAATATCATTTAATGCATCTTCACCCTCTATATTTTCAGAATTATATAAATAGTTATGAGCTTTATCAATCATTTTTAAAATATTCTTTTTATCTTCACTTTTAACTTTATTATCTTTTTTTTCTAATTCAATTAAAATTTGATTATCTGGTAATCTTAAATATGAATAATCTGTTTCATTTTTCTCAACTTTTTTGCTTGATTTTTTCATTTTAATATATATATAATTAAATATTTTAATAATCTTTATATCAATTTTTTTATCTCTTATAAAATAATTTTATTCATCATCAATAAAATCAATATCTTCATTATTAACTTTAGATACTGTTGTTTCACAAACATCATGAACTATTGTTATATCATTTTCTTTTATAATATTGTTATCTTCAACTTCTGCAAACATAATTTGATATCCATTTTTTCTATAAAAATTACGACGATAATATCCTTGACGAATAAAACTTTCTAAATTATCTAAAACATCAATTACAATTGGTCTAATTTTAGAATTTGGATCACGTGTAATACGACCAATAGTTTGTTCAATTTCTCTTCTTGGTGTTGCCATAATTAAGGTATTTAATCCTTTTATATCTAATGCTTCAGAAGCCATTTGAAATGTTCCAAATATAATTTGACATTGTGATGTTTCATCTAATTTTTTTTGTTTCATTCCACCAATATAAAATCCACTAGTGCATAAATTTCTATCATCTAATCTTTTTTTTAATAATTCCAAGTGTTCAACACGTTCACTTAAGATAATAAATTTTCTTCCTTCTTCTGTTAGTAGCTCTTCTACCAAATCAATTATAAATCGATTTCTTCTTCCAATAGTAACTAAATTAGTAATAGTTCCAGGACGATTAACTTCTCCTGTAAATCTCTGTTTTTTCTCAACAAATTTTTGGTGAATAAGATTATATTTATAAATTCTTGTTAAAACCGTTTTATTTTCTTCTAAATTATATTGATAAATAATTGGTCCAAAATACCAATGTAAAACCTTTTCTAATTTATCACTTCTTTTAGGAGTAGCCGATAATGCTAATGTTTTTTTACAATTTATTAATGGTAAAGCTCGTGAAAAATATTTAGATGGTGCGTGATGTGCTTCATCAAAAATTACTAATCCAAAATCAGCAAATATATTAGAATCATATTTTTCTTTAGCTATTGATTGTAACATTCCAATAACAAAATGTTTACCATCAATATCTACTTTATTTTGTTGAATAATTCCAATTGGACTATCTGTAAATTGTTCAATACGTTCTTTCCATTGATTTAATAAAAATCCTTTATGAACAATAATTAATGTTTTAACTTGAAATAATGAAGCAATATTCAAAGCAATCACTGTATTATGGGAGACAGTAAAATCACCTAATACAAATCTTCTATTACCATCAATTTCAAATCCATAATAATCATCTTCTTGTAATTTTTCTAGTTTAATTTCATAATTTAAAGTATTTTCAGTATATACTTTATGTTTTGCTTTTTTTATAAGATTTAAAACAGGAATTTCTTCTATACCATTACCATAAATTGTTGTTAAAAAATAATTAGTTCTTATTTTTTTAAATGCACAAAATCCAAGTGATCTAGACAAAAATATAATATCATCTAATAATTTCTCATTTTTTTGTATAATTGTATAACAATAATTATAATAATATCCAGTTGAATCTATAAATCCTGCTAGTAATTTTAATTGAATATCTCTTGAATTACATTTATAATGATGAGGAATGTATTTGTCTTTTAATAAATTATATTTTGTTAAAAATTTTATAAATTTATAATTTATGCCAACTATTTTTATTAAACTATATTTGGATTGCTTATTACCTAACCAATAGCCTAATAAATAAGGTTCAACTTCAATATCTTTTTCTTGAAAGGTAATTGGAACACGATAACCATAAAATATATTATCTTTATAATTATAACATATATCTTCTTTGTAATTATAAAATATACTTTTATTATCTTGTATATTAAGTATTTTTAAATAATCTTTTACAGAAATATCTAATACATCATTGTCATTTATATATTTACTATACTTTAATGATAAAATATGACTTTCATTTACTATATAATAACATTCATTAGTTCCATTAATTTTATACATCATTTCTCTACCACGTGCTAAAGATAATACTTTTCGTGGTGTTGAATCATCACCCATTAATAAATCACCAATAATAATATCTTCTACTTTTTTTTTAGAACCGTCATATAATAAAATTTCAGTGCCTTTTCCTAAACATTTACCACCACCACAACCTAAACATATAAGTCCACCATTATCTTTTTCTAACTTTGGTAAAACTTGAATAATTAATTCTTTTTGTGATTCTCTTAATTCGCCTTTAAAATTTATTTTAACTTCTTCTCCTTTAATTTCTGTGTTTTTTTCAGGTTTTCCTAATTTTTCAAGAGCATAAAATTTAGGTACTATAAGATATTCATCTGTTTCACGAAATACTTTAAAAAATTCATTTTTCTCTTTTATACCAAAAGAAACACCAAATTTAAAAGGTTCAACGGTTAGCTCATCTTTTATTTTATTAATTAATTCAGAACCTATTTTTTTTTTATTTAAAATATATCCATCTTTAGAAAGTAAAGATTTATATTCTGCCATTTAATAAATATATAAAATATTTAAATTTTGTTTTTAAATTTCAATTTTTAATTTAATTTTATTTTTTAATAAAATATTTAAATTTTTTATAATCTATTATATATTAATGCAAGTTCCTAGTATGGTTAATGAGAGTCTTCAAATTTTAGACAATAAATACATAAGTGCTATGATTGGTTTATTTTTAGCACTTTATGCTGGTTTAGCAGCTCCTAAATTACCTAAATATATTACTATATACTTTGATAATCCTATGTTTAAATTAGGTGTTATGTTTTTAATAGCATATATGGCTACTAAAGACCCACCTGTTGCTATTATTGCATCTGTTGCTTTATTAGTATCATTACAAACTTTATCTTCGCAAAAAACTACTGACAAAGTAGTTAAAGCAGTTAAATCTAAAGTAAATACAATTAAATCGGAAGTAGAAAAATCTAAATATTTAAAAGAAATAACTGAAGGATTCGCGGATGATTTAGATGAAGAAGAAGATTCAAATGAAGAAGATTATGAACCACTCGTTAAACCATCAGTTGAACAAACTGTTGAAAAATCTGTTGAACAAACTGTTGAAAAAACTGTTGAATTAAAACAAATAGATGAAGTAATGAAACCAATAACAGAACAAGTAATCAAAAAACAAGAAGTAACAATACCAATACAAGTACAAGCAGACGCAGCCACAGAAGCAGCAGTACAAGCACAAGCAGAAGCAGCAGCACAAGCACAAGCAGCAGAAAAAGCAGCTGCACAAGCACAAGCAGCAGAAAAAGCAGCCGCACAAGCTGCAGAAGAAAAAATGAAAGCAGAATTAATAGCACAAGCACAAGCAGCACAAGCGGCACAAGCACAAGTAGCAGCAGCACAAGCACAAGCACAAGCACAAGCAGCACAAGTACAAGCAGCACAAGAACCTAATGGATGTGGACAAGTAGTAAATACTACAATATCAGGTTATGATTTAAATGCTGAATATGCTTCTTATTAAATAATTTTAAATAATTTTTATTAATTTTAACTTAATAATAAAAATTATTATTTTATATAATTTATATGTGGATTAAAAATAGATAATTTAGCAATAAATAGATGGGTGGGTATGTGTTTATTTTAATATAAAGAATCAAAAAAAAACTGATTAATATTTTACATCATTTTTTCATATTTAGAGACATTTGTATTAAATAATTCAAATGCTTTTTTGGCCATATCTATAGAAGACATATCTTTAAATTTTTCTTTAATTTCTCTTAAAACAGCACCGGCAATTTTACCTACTTTAGGACTATTAGATACTTTTAATTTATTAGCTATATTTTTTTTTAAATCTAAAAAAGCTTGAAAACCAGGATTAGTCGCTTTTTTAGGACCTTTTGATGTTTTTTTACTAGATTTTCTAGCACCACCTACCATTATATCACTGGATTTCTTACTGGATTTCTTAGACGATTTCTTGCTGGATTTCTTAGATGATTTCTTGCTGGATTTCTTAGACGATTTCTTGCTGGATTTCTTAGATGATTTCTTGGTAGATTTTTTAGCACCACCTACCATTATATCACTGGATTTCTTGCTGGATTTCTTAGACGATTTCTTGCTGGATTTTTTAGACGATTTCTTGCTGGATTTTTTAGACGATTTCTTGCTAGATTTTTTAGTAGATTTTTTAGCACCACCTGACATTTTTTTGCTGGATTTCTTGCTGGATTTCTTGCTGGATTTCTTGCTGGATTTCTTGCTGGATTTCTTGCTGGATTTTTTAGTAGATTTTTTAGCACCACCTGACATTTTTTTGCTGGATTTCTTGCTGGATTTCTTGCTGGATTTCTTGCTGGATTTCTTGCTCGATTTTTTGCTCGATTTTTTGCTCGATTTTTTGCTAGACTTTTTAGCACCACCTGACATTTTCTTGCTCGATTTCTTGGATGATTTCTTGGACGATTTCTTGGACGATTTCTTTGACGATTTCTTGGACGATTTCTTTGACGATTTCTTGGACGATTTTTTAGCACCACCTGACATTTTCTTGCTTGATTTCTTGGACGATTTCTTGCTGGATTTCTTGCTGGATTTCTTGCTGGATTTCTTGCTGGATTTCTTGCTGGATTTCTTGGACGATTTCTTGCTGGATTTTTTAGCACCACCAGACATTTTTTTGCTTAATTTATTAGCATTATCATCATTATTATCATCATTACCTAATATTTTTTTAGATAATTGTTTTTTATTACGACCTGTGTGTAAGAGTTCTAATTCTGTATCTAAATTTTCATTTGGACTAGACATTATAATAAATTATAAAAAAATATTTTAAACTAATTATTATTTTTAAATTTTTTATAATATTTTTTTATAATTTATATTCTTAAAAGTTTAAAATATTATAGATTAAAAATTGAAAATTTAACAGTTTACTTGTTTATATATTTTGATTTATAAGACATCTGAAGCAAAAGATGGATTTACTTATAAGCAAAAAAGCAGCGCAGCTTGAGAAACGCAGAGAGCGCGACAAAAAGTGCCGAGAACGTAATAGAAAACATAAGATGGAATTACTTATAAGCAAAAAAGCTGCGCTTGAGAAGCGCAAAATAGAAGAGAATAAGTTCTTCAAGCTTTATGAAGAGCTTATTAGTGAGATTGCAGCAGGTTTAAATGACGAGTATGTTCCAAATTTCAATAATACTGTCAAAGACGAGCTTACTTCGTTCTTAACTTGCACAGAATTTATACTGTTTTGATTTACTAGGAAGGTATACCATCTTGACTTACATTAAAAGTATGTATAAGCCAATTATGCTATCATATATTTAAATTTTTTTTATTATAACAAGTAAATAATTTACTAAATAATAAATAAAACAAGTATCTTAATAATTTTTACTCATCTTCAGACATATTATCAAGCTCAAAAAAAATTGGATTGTTATAAATAGTTGTACTTGTTAGTGTAGATGTATATGTAGTTGTTAGTGTTGGTGGTGTTGGTGTTGGTGTTGGTGTTGTTGGTGCAGACAGTTTTTTATTTCTTTTATGTTTTCGATTATCTTGTTTGTAGATAGCATCAGACGAATCAATGGCTTTATTAATTTCATCAATTGTGCATATGCTAATTTTTTGCATATCTATACGACATGTAAGCTTTTTAAGAATAGTTTTCTTTACATAACCACATGGAGCTTTGAAGATAACATAAAACATACCATCTTCTTTTTCTGCCCACGCCAATAGCGTATTATTCTCAAACTTATGCATTAGAGCATATCGTATATTGTTAATATACAAGCTATTAACAGAAAATGTCCAATATTGTGAGCATTTTGAACACATTTTACTATTATTAATTATATAAAACTTGTAAATATTAAATTTTTCAATTTTTAATAATTATTTATAAAATAACTTGTCATCAGAAACGCTAAAATTGTCCACACCTCTTCATAGATAATTGAAGACTTAGACCGAGATTAAACGCTTTGCTTCGCAAAATCTTGGCGATTGCATTAGCGATTTCTTTTTCTTCATCTTCATCTTCCCATCCTTTTGGTGTGTAAAAGTCGTCATCATTGTAATTATAGTCAATTTTGTTTCCCCAGGTATCTTCATCAGGATGGTAATCTTCATCCGGATCCCAAAAGAAATCATCAACTTTTACAATGTTCTGATAACGAGTATTGATAATTTTCCACTTGCATGTATTGATATAAGATTCGTCATATATATCACGTACTTCAAAGTGTTCTTGTGCCCACTTTAAAGCTTCTTCATATGTCAGAAAGAACTTTTTACCTTCAGATGGCAGATAACAAGACTCCATAGAATAACCATGAACTTCTTGCCAGTAAACAATATGAACTTCTGTGGTACTCTTACCACGAGATTCTGCCTTCCTATCAGCTAATTCATTTTTTCAACTGTTTTTCTTTTACCCATTGAAGGTATAATTCGGTCGTCTCAGGGGGAGATGTAAACTTATCAGTGGACATCTTTTTTGGAGATAGAATATATAAAATTAATCATATGAAGCTAATAAATACTTAATTTTTCAATTTTTATTAGTTATTTCTAAAATAATTTTTTATTTACTACTTGTTTACTTGTCATTTAATTCGTGTATCATCGAATCATCACAATCTGAATCCGAGTATGAATTATAATATGTATCATATTTGGTATCTGAGTCGTTAACAAAATTAGTAAAAAGGAATGGTGTGTCATTTATCATATTTTTTATCTTCTGAACAAAATCAACAGCTTCATTATAAGTCATACGGATATCGTATTTCTCTAGAAATGGTAGACTTTTATAGAGATGATAATCTCCAATTTGAATTAAAACTGTTAATTTTTCAAAAGGCACTAAATAACCATCGGGCATGAAATAAACAACTGCGCTTATCTCTAACATAGGGAGATGGACACTATTATAAGATACATGAGCTAATGGGACTTTTATGCTCGTTACATAAATAGATGATGATTTTGATATACCGAAAACCTTTGCAAAATTGCTCATTTCATCATGTGCTTGTTTTAGAAATGTATAATTATTTAACATTTTTCTATTAAATTTAATTATAAATTAATAAATATTTAATCTTTCAATTTTTTACAATTTAAAAGATTTTCTATGAAATTCGGTTAAACCATATTTTTTTATACCTTCAATGTGTTTAACTGTTCCATATCCCATATTATTTAATAAATTATATCTATCTATTAATTCTGGATATGTAAAACATAACTTTTTAATATAATCATCATGATATTCTTTTGCTATAATAGATGCAGCAGCAATAGAATAATAATTAGCATCTCCTTTTACAATAGATTTAGTATTATAAGATATAAATTTTTTTTCCCAACCTATACCATCAATTATTAAATAATTTGGTTTAAAAGTAAGTTGTTCTATAGCTCTTGACATTGCTAATTTAGTTGCTTCTAAAATATTAATAGAATCAATTTCTTCTGGTTCAGCATAACCAACAGCCCATTCATCAACATTTTGTTGAATCCATTCTAAAACTTCTTTTCTTTTTTTACTTGATAATTTTTTAGAATCCATTACGGATTCATTAATTGGAGTATCTCCCCAATTAACTGCAGCAGCATAAACTCTACCAAATAATGGACCTCTACCTGCTTCATCTAATCCAACTTCAATTTCATAATTATTTAATTTATTATAATTAATTTTCATTATAAAATAAGAATTAATATTTCTTTATTAGTTTTTTATAATTGGTATATATTCCCATGTTTGAGAACATAAAGGACAATGATTATTTTTATTAACCCATGGGGTTATACATTCAAAATGAAATGAATGACCACATTTACCTGTAACAACATATGAATCAATACATTTATCTTGACTATGTAAACTTGATTCATTTAAATTACAACGACAAATTGGACATTCTGTATTTTTAGGAACATTATGACACCAAGAAGTAGATAAATTTACTTTTTTAACTATAAAAGGATAAGGCATTTATTAAATATTTTATTAATATTTAATATATTAAATTATCAATTTTTAATTTCATCTATAATAGAATTATATGTCATTACAAAATTTGTCCAATCATAACCTATAATTCTTTTGTTTTCTATAATTTGTGTTCCTTTTAATGAAACAAAAATTTGAACGGGAATACTACTAATTTTATACATTTCATTTAAAATTTGATTTTCTTCAGAATCAATATCTAAATGTCCGACTACTAAATCTGGCATTAATTCTATAGCTTCATCACTTTTAAGTTTATCTTTAAGATTTTTACAAGGTCCACACCATTCAGCACCAAAATATAATACAACAACTTTATTATTATTTTCCCAAATAAGTTCTTCTACTTGTTCTGTGCCATTAATATCAATTATCATTAATATTAATAGTATTAATTGTTTAAATAATTTATTTGTTTTTTTAAGTTTTATTCAGATAAAAAATCAGAATCAGTATTATTAGATATTGTGCTTGAAGAGTATAATGTACTTGAAGATAATAAATCTGAATCATTTTGAATAAATTGTTTACTAGCTTTCATTTGTTTAGATTTTATATTATTTTTTTTTTCACGACCACCAGTTTGAATAAATAAAGAAGAAATTGAATCTGATTCTGATTGGGTATTTTCTGTAGCCCCACCAATTAAATTATTATCTGATTCTGATTTGGTATTTTCTGTAGCCCCGCCAATTAAATTATTATCTGATTCTGATTTGGTATTTTCTGTAGCCCCGCCAATTAAATTATTATCTTTAGGATTTACTTGCATTTCACTTAGTTTAGATTTTAAATCTAAATATTTATTTTTATATTTAAAATATTTTTCTTGATATGACATAGTATATATTAACATTTAGATATAAATTATCATTAAAATAATATTAAAAATTTTCTATATTATATTAAATGAAAATAGATGAAAAGTGCGCACCAAGTAAAACATATAATGATGGTTCTTGTTTAACATTAGAATCTTTAAAATTAATAATAGAATCGTATAATAAAAAAAGTAAAGAGTGTGATAAAATAAAAATAACAAATAATAAAAAAGAAATGGTTAAAAAATTAGAAGAAAAATTATCGAATAAATGTGATAATCAAACATGTTGGTTACGTTTAGATATTATTAAACAATTAGAAGATGAACAAATCAAAGAAGATATTTTAACAAATACTTTTAGACCAGAAGGTCCTAAAAAAAGATTTGAATGGTTATCAACTTCTGATATTAATGATGTAGTTTCTCAATATCAAGAAAAATATCAAGATTTTTTATTTTTAGGAGCTTTACCAGCAGATTTTGAAGAATTACAAGTTTTAGGTATTAATGATTTAGATTTTCTAGAACTTGAAAACAATAATAAATATAAAATAGGAATGATTATTAATTTAGATGTGCATACTCAAGGTGGTTCCCATTGGGTTGCATTATTTACAGATTTAAAAAAAGGACAAATTTATTATTTTGACTCTTTTGCTAAAAAACCCTATATAAGAACAAAAAAATTTATAAATAAAATAGTTAAATATATTTATAAAAAAAAGCATAATAAAGATTTAAACATTACTTCTCTTATACAAAATATTAAAGGTGGAGGAGGAACTACATATTTAAATAAGTTAAAAGATTTTGATATTAGATATAACACCATTCAACATCAATTTAATAGTTCTGAATGTGGTGTTTATTCTATTAATTTTATAGTAAGACTTGTAGGTGGTGAAAGTTTTGATGAAATAACACAAAATATTACAAAAGATAATGAAATGAATAAATGTAGAACAAAATATTTTAGAAATGTAGATATTAAATAAATATTTCTTCAATTGGGTTATTAAGTTCTAGTTGAATATTTAAATTATATTTTAATCCATAAAAGTTAAAAGCTCTACCATTTGAATCTTTAAAACTTAGTTCTAACTTATCTAATTTAATTAATTCTTCAAATTTAATTGAATTATTACCTTGATTATTTTTATATAATACAGTAAAAGGTCTTGTATTATCTATATTATTTATAAATAAGAATATTTTTTCTTGAATTCGTAAATCCCATGATTTATCAGCTACAAATTTTAAATTATCTTTACAAATTGATGTAAAACCTAAAACTTCTCTACTTAATGGTGTTGATATAATTTCAAATGATTCATCTGAACTAATTTCAACAAATTGTTCTACATTTAATTGAAATTGAAATTTATATTTTTCTGATTTTGTATTTAATTTTTCTAGTAATGATTCAATTGAATATTTACCAGAATTTAATTTTAATTCTATTATTTCATTATTTATATTTTTTATTTGAAAAATATTATTTTTTTCAGATTCTATATTATATCTTGCTTCTGGTATTGAATAAGACATTAGTTTTATTCCTATTATATTTTCTATAGTTTCAAACTCAAATGAAAAATTACTTAGTGGTTCATCTGGTGAAATATCTAATTGAATATTTGATGTTCCATATAAATATTGATATTTTTTCATTAATATTTTCATTTCTTCCATTTTTTTTGTTATTAATGCTTCTTTATTATTTAATTTTTCAAACTCTAATATAATATCTTGTTTAACTAATTCCATTTTATTATTATCAAAATTATTTAATTGATTTTTTAATATTTCATTTTCTTTTTTAATTTTTTCAACTTCGGAAGCTTCAACCATTCCTAATTTTTTTAATGTATTTTGAATTTTACTAATATCTAAATTTTTATTTAATATTGTTTTAGATGATTGTTGATAAACTTCTTGTTTTTTCATTTGTTCTTTTTTCATTTGTTCTTTTAATTGTTCTATTCTTATTGGTTCTGTTAATTGTTCTTTTATCATTTGTTCTCTTAATTGTTCTTTTCTTATGTGTTCTCTTAATTGTTCTCTTCTCATTTGTTCTATTAATTGTTCTTTTCTTGATTGTTCTGATAATTGTTCTCTTTTCATTTGTTCCAATAATTGTTCTCTTCTCATTTGTTCTGATATATTTGTTTGTTTTGATTGTTCTAATAAGTATTTTTCTTCACGAATTTGTTCAACAGTTTTTGGTTCATAATTAGGTATTTCATTTATTTCAGTGTTATTAAATGTTTCTGAAGTAAAATCTATTTTACCTTTATTAGGTGGAATATTAACAGAAGTTCTTTCGTGTTCTAAGCTTTTTAATCTTTCTTGGAATGACCTATTATCTTCTTCAATATCTCTAATATCTATTGGTTTATCAATATTATTTATACTATATAAATCTACATTATCATTATTATTAGATAAAAATCCTATTTCTAATTCATCTTGAGGAATATTTTGTGTAAAATCTGGTTTTCCACCTTTTTTAAAATCTTGAATTAGAACAGGATTACTATCATTTTTATCAGGTTGAGTTTTTGTTGGTTTTAAAAAATCTGGTGTTCTTGGTCTATTATTTAATCGTATCTCACCATCTCTTTCTGATGTTAATTCTTCTATTCTTTTATTAATATCATTAGAACCTTTACCATATTGGTATTCATTAAATTTATAATTTTCATTAACTTGTTCTACAATTGGTTTAAATAAATTGTCAAATTTATCATTATTACTTTTATTTTGATTTGGTGGATATAAAAATTGGTTTATATTTTGAGAAGGAACAGGTCTTTCTGAAACTTTATTACCATTATTTGGATTTGAATTAAAATCTCTATCAAATTTTAATTGTGCTGCATTTATTCCAAAAATATCAGTTGAATTTAATTCTTTTTGTGTTTCATTATATGATGTTTTATTAAATTGTTGATAAATAGAATCAAAATTTTTTTTATTAATTTTTTTTAAATCTAATGATTTATAAATTATTTTCATATTTTTTATTAATAAATCAATTATTTTTTTTTTATCATTTTTATTTATTTCAGTTAATTTATTTTTTTCAAGTAGTTTTTTGTTTAATGATGAAATATTTTCTTTTGAAAAAAATGTATCGGTTATAGTTTTAACTTGACCATTTAATTCCATAGTTGCCATATTACTATAAATATTATCTTTTTTTTAAATAAACTTACTTTAATTAAACGTTTATTATTCTAAAGATTTTTTTGAAATAGTTGAATAAACAGAACTATTATCATCATAACTATCACTATCATCATAACTATTATTATTTAAAATTAATTTATCATCATTATTATTAATTAAAGACCAAGGAGGATAATATATATCGGCTTTTGTATATTGGTCTTCTTTTAATACACCATAATTAATTAATGCCATTTTTGCAGCTGCTTGTTCACCTTCTTTTTTAGAAGTTCCTAATCCAAAACCAATACATTTATCTTTAAAATGATCATTTGGTAAATATTCTGGTTTTTCAACACCCATAATATATGTTCTTTTATGTGGCGGGCCTTCTGAATAAATAGTGCAATATGATGGAAATTTCCATTTTTTAACGTGATAATATCGAAGCAATCTATCTTTATAATTATTATCTTTATAAAGTTTTTCTGAATAATTAATCATTGTTTCAAGTAAGTTAACCATAAGATGAAAACATGGTTCAAAACCATTACTATTAAATAGCGCACCCATAAATGCTTCAAATACATCTTCATGTATCTTATCTAAATTACGCCCATTCATTGTTTCTATTTGTTTAGAAATTATAAAAAATTTTTCTAATCCTAATTCTTTAGACATTTCAGCAAGATTTGTTTTATCTTCAATTTTAGTTTGAAGACGTGTCATAAATCCTTCGTCTTGATTAGGATATCTTTTAAAAAGATAAAAAGAAACAATAATTTTTATTACACGATCTCCAAAATATTCAAGTCTTTCATAACTTCTTCCTTGTAATTCTAAAAGATTAGTTGGATTTCCCATTTCTTTTTTTGTTGCTTCTAAAACATGTTCTGGAAAAATTTCTTTTTTACAATATGATTTGTGAGTAAAAGCCTCATAAAAAAAATTAATATGATTTATTTTTTTTACGCTTACATTAAAATTTGACAAAATTTGAATAATATCTTTTTCAGTTGGTAAGATATTATTTAAATTGTAAGGAATTTGAAATATTTCTTCTTCACCATTATTATTTATAATCTTTAATCCATCCGTTAAATAATTTGTCATTAATATAATAACACTTTATTCTATAAATAGATTTCTTTCAATTTTTTTATTTATTTAACTAATTTAAACAAATATTTAAATTTAGTATAATGGATAATAAAATTAAAGAGGAATGTACTATAGCTGTTTGTGGACCAGTTGATGCAGGTAAAAGTTCATTAATTGGTGTATTAACATATGGTGAGTTAGATGATGGTCGTGGTTATACTAGAAATAAAGTGTTAATACATCCTCATGAAAGAGAAACAGGAAGAACAAGTCATATTACATATAATCCATTAGTATATTATAAAAAAGACGATAATACTGTTTCTTTATATGCACCCAAAGATGATAAAATTTTAAAAGATATTAAAATACGTTCTAAAACTACTTGGGATACAAAAGTTACTTCTTTTTTAGATTTAGCAGGACATGCAAAATATCTTAAAACAACAATGTTTGGTGTAACTGGTATGTTTCCTGATTATGGTATTGTTGTAATTGGTGCAAATACAGAAATTACTAAACTAACTAGAGAACATTTGGGAATTTTATTATATTTAAATATTCCTTTTATTATTACTATTACAAAAATTGATTTAACACCAAAAGATATTTATCAAAATTTATGTACCCAATTAAAAAAATTACTTGGTAAAACTAATTTTGGTAAAATTTTATATTTTATTAATAATGATAAAGAAACTGACGATTATGTAAATAATATGTTAGGTAATCCTGATATAATTCCAATTGTTTCAATTTCTAATAAAGTTGGAACTAATATTGATAATTTACATCAAATTCTTTATCTATTACCACATCGTGAAAAATGGACGTCCATTAATGGTTCTATTTATTACGTAGATGGTAAATTTGTAGTTCCTGGTATTGGTTTAGTAGTATCTGGTACTAATAAAGGAAATCCAATTAATATAAAACAAAAAATGTATTTGGGTCCATTTGAAAATAACACATTCAAAGAAGTTGTAATTCGAAGTATTCATAATAGTTTAAGAGAAAATATTAATAGTGCTTTATCTAGTCTTCAAACCACTTTAGCTATTAAAGGAACTAAAGAGCAAATTAATAGAAATCAAATTAGAAAAGGAATGGTTCTAATAGATAATATTGATAAATTTAAAACAAATGTTGTTACGAAATTTAAAGCAAAAATTAATATATTACATCATTCAACAACTATTAAATCTGGTTATTCGCCTGTAATTCATTGTGGTCCTATTAGACAATCTGCAAAAATTAATTTAAATAATCAAATTTTAAGAAATGGTGATACTAGTTATGTTGAATTTGAATTTACTTATTATCCAGAATTTATAGAAAAAAATATGGTTTTCTTTTTTCGGGATGGTTCAACAAAAGGGGTTGGTAATGTAATTGATTTTTAATATTTAATAATAAAATTTAAAAATATTTAATAATATTTAATAATAAAATTTAAAAATATTTAATAATATTTAATAATAAAATCTCTATTATAATATATATAATGTTTGGGTCAACTACTTCTTTTTATATTTTCATTATTTTAGTTATATCATTTTTTTTTGCTTTTCCAGTAGTAGGAATTACTGGTATATTCCTTCAACCAGAAGAGAAACTAGTAAATGGTAATTCGATTTATTCGTATGATACAAAAATAAATCTAGCAATTGCAGCTGGTGTTTTAGGTGGAATACCTTTCGTATCTTTTTTGTGGCACATGTTTGTTAAATAATATTAAAACTGTAATATATACTGTTAAACCATAATAAAATATATAAATGGACGAAATAGAAACAAAAACAAAACTGCTTATATTTTCTATATTTATTATTTGTCTAGGTGGTATAATATTATTTTCTTATAGTTTGTATACAAATGAAACTGTTTTAGTAGATAATGAACATAAAGTTGTAAATAATATAAAAGATATTTTACTGTATAGTGGAATAGCTATAATAGCATTAGGTAGTATTCTTTTTGCAATTTTCTCATCTATGTAAATGTATTTTTTATTATAACATTTATTTACACCTTCATTTTTAATGTAAAGTTTGGCTTAGAATTGAGGTACATAAATCTCAGTATTGCAATTACTACTATTGCTTCCAATACAGCAGCAGTAATTGTTGCTGTTCGTAACGAGTTATCATTGTTGTTATCTGTTTCACATGCTGTTTTGAGTTCAGCTGTGTTATATTTGGTTGTATCATTACAATTTGGATATATATATATATATATATAAGTAAATATTCCTGCTCGAATAGCATATAATATTACAATTAATATTAGAATAAATAAAGGATTAAACTTTTCAAAATAAAGTTCAGTATAACCAAAAGTTGAATGTAGTATAATTGCCATTATCATCAATTCAAATGAACCTATTGCAATTGTTTGAGATTGTATTGTTGTATCTTTTGAATCTTTTTTTTTATGTTGTGTCGCAAAAATAAACAATATTACTCGTATAATATAAAAAATAATTGAAATAGTAGTCAAACGGTTATTTTTAATAAACTCACTAATATTATCAGACATATATTAATACTTATATATTTTTTTTAAATTTAATAATAAATATTTTATAAGTTTTTTTAATATTTATTATTTGTATATTAAAAATAGAATCATCTACTCTAAAAAGATTTAAAAAATAAAATTTCATAATAGCTATTAAATTTGGTATTAGTAAAACAATTATTATATAAATTTTATTATTATTTTAAAAAATATCTAGTTATATATATATGTCTGATCAAGATGAATATATGACTCAAGAAGATATGACTCAAGAAGATATGAATAATCAAGAATATATAGATGCATATATAGTGCTTTTTAGTATGCTAGCTATTATGACTTTTTTAATGAGTTTAAGTTCATTTGTTGCTGAAAAGAATAAAGAAATAGAAAAAAAAGATTATACAGTATCATATAATTCAGCATTAATGGGTTTATTATTTATAATAATAGTTGTTTTAATATATGTTTTAAATAAATTTAAAATATTATATTAATTTTAACAATATATTTATACATATGAAAAATTAAATAATAACTAATTAAACTACTTGTAAAATATCATATACTAAATTTTGTAAATTATAATTTATATTTAAAATAAAATATAATATAATATGGATTATGATTATATGAATATTATTTATCTAACAATGAAATATACTAACATTTTCTCTTTAGTTATTATTATTATTTTAGTAATAGTATATGTCAGAGATGCATATATTGAATCACTAAGAAAACCAGATGAAAAAGCAAAAAAGGCAACAGATAATTTAGGTATTACTATATTGAGTTTCCTTGGTATATGGTTTTTTAGTGGAGTAGCATATTTTATTCTTTACTATCGTCACCATAGACACAGTAAAGCTGCTGCCAAGGAAATTGCAGATGAACTAAAAATAAAACAAGGAAGGGCAGATGTAAATGAACTACTAGATAATATAGATAGACAGGCAGAAGTGGCAAAAGCAGAAAAAGAGAGAGAATATGCAATGACGGCGCCGAAGGAAGCGATACAAATGGTAGAAATGAATGAAACATTAAAAGGGGGATAAGATGCAGTTGAAAAATCACAACTAGCACTAGAAAAAGCACTAAAAGAACTACAAATACAAATGGCACAAGCACAACAACGACTACCATTACAAGGAAAACCACAACAAGAAAAACTAAAATTACAAATAGAAGAAGCACTAAAACTACTAATGCAAACACTACCACCACCAGCCAAGACGTTAAAGAATGAATAATTATAACTCTAACATTATTAATATCAAAAATTATTAAATACTTTTTTAATAAAAAATATCTAATAATATATATATATATATATGGATTATATACAAAAAAATCCAGGTAATATATTTATAATTATATTATTTATTTTCCTTCCATTTGTGATATCAGGAATATTTTTTGCAGCAGATTGGGATGACGATTTAGAAAAACGAAAAAAAAAAAAATAATTTAGGTTGGGGTTTATTTGGAACTGGTTTAATTCCAATACTCATATATAGTGGTTGGTATTTGTGGTTTACAAACAAACAAGATAACGCTGTAGATGCTGTAGATGCTAAAGACGGTGAAGACGGTGAAAACGCTTAAGACAAAAAATTCAAGGAAATAATATTCAACGCAACTTAATAAATACTTATTTATTTTTAACTACTACTAAAATGTCATCCATTCTATAATAATATTTTCTTAAACTTATAGATTTAAGAAGTTATTATATTTTTTATATTTAAAAAACATCTAATACTATATATTATAAGTTATGCATTCTATTGAAACATTATTTACAGCATCTATAATAGTAGATACTATTATGGGTTATTTACTATTATTTAATAAAAATGGTGGAAAAAGTGTTAGACAATGGTATAAAGAGCTTACAATTGGAGCATATGTTATGGATATAACATCAATAATTATTGGAACCTATTTAGCTACATTATTAAGTAGTGATTTTTATATGCAATTATTTTATGTTGTTATAATAGGTTTAATCCACGATATTTCTTTTTTTACATTTTTAATTAATGTTAATACTAAAAGTAGTAAAGTACTTGAAATTTTTAAAAATTATGGTAACGAAAATGGAAAAATAATATTAGTAATAGACGCACTAATGTTGATTTCAACTTTGTTAGTATCAAATTATTTATTTAATAATTTTTTAAATACTAACATAATATTTTTAGGAGTTTTATCTTCATATATTGGTCTTTTAATGGTATATTCTTTCTAAATTTATACTAAAATAAACAAAAGTCAATTTTATTATTATTTAAAAAATATCTAAATAAATATATATGACGTATGAAGACATAAAAAACTTTCTTTCGGAAAACGATTTTAATTTATTTATTGTAGGCTTTGCAATATTTGGAATTCTTTTTTTTATATTTAGTTTGATAGCTTATTTATCGAATGAAATGAAAGAAACAGAAGAAGAAAAAATAAAAAATAAAAATAATGTTAAACTATCACATTTTTTTGCAGTGTTTGGTCTCGTTTTTTCAATAGTCTCTTTGATTATACTAATTTTTATAAAGTACTTAGAGTTATATATGAAGCGTCGTTATGGCAACGGCACTTTACCGCGTATTTTTTATACAGAAACAGCAAAAGACACAAAAACCACTATACCAAAAACCACTACACCAGAAACCACTACACAAGAAACCAATACACCAAAAACCAATACATAAGAAAACAATACATAAGATTTTAATATTACATAAATATAATATCTGATATAACAGTTAATTTTATAGATTGAATACTTTAATTCAAGACAATAAGCTGTTATAATATAGTCTAAAACTTTTAATAATAAATAAAATTTCTATTTATTAAATTTGGTATTAGTAAAACAATTATTATATAATAATAATATATAAAAATAGTTAATAAATTTTAATTTAATAATTTAAAATATTTAAAATACTATATATATATGACATTACAATTGAACTTAAATGGAAAAAATGGGATAACAAATTACATTTATTTTTTAGTTTTAATAGGTGTAATATGTTTAGGTTTAGGTGGTTTTTATTATTATACAGAAGAGAAAAAAAAATTACCAAATCTGACAGGTCCTATAGCTTCAATGAGTATTGGTGGTATATTTATTGGAATATGGGTAATATTTTCTATTTTATTATTTCTTAAAATTATTGAGCACGATCCAAAAATTTATCCTTACAAATAATTTTATAGATTGAATACTTTAATTCAAAACATAAGCTGTTATAATATAGTCTAAAACTTTTAATAATAAATAAAATTTTTATTTATTATATAGAAAGATTAAAAAATAAATTTTTATAATATAGCTATTAAATTTGGTATTAGTAAAATAATTATTATATAAATTTTATTATTTTACACCTTTGGAAATTTAAAATGCCCATTTTAAAGGCAAAAAAATAAATCCAAATAATGTAAAAATTTGATTATAATCCGTCGCGGAACGGATATGAATTTTTAAGGTGCTGTTAAATATTTTATAGAAAATAATGATACACAAGAAAATGTATGTAAAATTTTCAAATGTTCAGTTCGTAGTTTATTAAGGTGGACTGAAAGATATAAAGATTATGATGAAATAAAAAGACATAATAGGAAACCGATTGCTTATAAAGTTACTAAAGAACATGTTAAATTTATTTTGAATGAAATTAAAAAAGATAAAACTATTACTACAGAAGATTTATTAATAAAAGTTAAAGAAAAATTTAAAGATATTGAATTATCAAGAAGGCATATAACCAATATAATAAGAGATACCAATAATTCATTAAAATTAACAAGATTTCGTCATGAACCAATCAAAAGATTTGGTAAAGATATTAATATTAATGAAAAAATTAAAGAATTTTATAAGGAGATTAAAAAACATAATTTAAATGATATAATTTCGATTGATGAGACAAGTGTAAGTTTATTAATGAAAAGAAATCATTGTTATAGTGAAGTTGGTAAAAGATGTGTAATAAAAACTACATCTCAAGAAGTATTTAAGAAATATACGGCAATCTTTGCAATTAATAATAAGGGAGTTATAGGTTGGGAATTATATGAAAAAGGAGGTATAGATAGTGATAGATTGAGTATTTTTTTAGAAAAATTCATAACCAAAAAATATAAAAATAAATTAATTATTCTTGATAATGCCAGTTCTCACAGAAATGAAAAAATAAAAGAATTAATAAATAAGAATAATAAATTATTATATAGTATTCCTTATCAACATTTTACTAATTGTATTGAAAATTATTTTAGTATTTTTAAATCAAAGATGAGAAAATTAGAAGGATTAAAACATACAGAAATAAAAGATAATATATTAAAAGTTTTAAAAGATATACCAAAAGAAACATTTAAAAATATTTTTAAAGGAAGTTATAATAGGAATGATATTTATGTAAAAAAGACATCTAGTAGAAAGAAAAAAATTAAAAATTATTTATAAAAATCGGCGTTTTAAATTTCCAAAGGTGTAAAAAATATCTAGTTATATATATATATGGCTGAGAAACTTACTTATTTACAAGTATATATATTATTCAGTGTTATATTTGGTGCAATCGCTATTGGTTTGTTTTCTGTAAGTGGTTCTGTTTATTTCTTTTCAGAAGCGAATAAATCAGAATTTGAAAAAGAAAAAGAAAAAAATGATGTTAAATTATCACATATTTTTGCATGGATTGGTTTTGCTCTTATATTATTCTCTTCACCTGCATTAATTTATATGCTATTTAAATTCTTTCAATCATTATTTGATAACCATAATGAACTAAAAATACCTGTTTCGGAAACTGATAAAAAAGTTGATAAACTCTTTGTTCGAACGGTTGATGTTTCTCTTAAACAAAATGTATAAAATTTTTATTATTATTTATTTTCAACTACTGGTAAAATATATGTGCATTCATTTTACAACATATCTTCTTAAACCTATAGATTTAAGAAGTTTTGATATTTATTCTTTTGATAAAAATTTAATTTAAAAAATATCTAATTATATATATATGAATTACTTTTGGCATATATTTAATATTGTATTTATACTTGGTACTATATCAATGATTATTGTAGGAGCAGTTAAAGTATCACAGAAAGAGTATTATTATGTGTATTTAATTGTACTAGGTTGCATTTGGTTTTTGTTTAGTGTAAGACACTATTATTTAATTTTTCATGAAATATGATTTTTGGTAAAATGAAAATATATATATGAATTAGTACATAGTATATATTGTATTAATACTTGTCTGTATAGCAGCGATTAGTGGAGGAGCAGTTTTGGTATCGCAACAAATTTAGCTATTAGTGCATTGGTTTTTTTCTTATTAACTGCAATATATGCTGGTGTATTTAACAAGTACTAATTTAAAAAATATCAATAATACTATTAATTTCAGCTGTTGCTAATCTTAAAGAAGATAAATATAAAGCTGAAAATGAAAAAGCTTATAATTTATTTTATAGTTTTTGTGTTTTTTTTGTATTAGCTTTAATAAGTTTTTTTGTATTTAATAGAAATTAAAATACTCATTTAATTTTAAAATTAGTAAAATTTTATGTTATTATTTATTTTCAACTACTGGTAAAATATCATATACTAAATCTTTATATGTCATCATTCTCATTCTACAACAATATCTTCTTAAACCTAAAGATTTAAGAAGTTTTGATATTTCTTCTTCCGATTCTTTTTTAGAATATTTTGGATTAGAACAGATTTCTGCTTTCTTTTTTTCATATTCTTCTGTTTTTTGACCCAAAAAAAATCCACAAGTTGGACAAGTTGTATATAGCATTAAATACTAATATATTTTATTTTTAAATTAATTTATCAATTTTTATTTAAACAATTAAATATTTTTTCTAATGATTTTTAATGTCGCAACTAAAAATGTTAGAAAGAGACCAAAAATTTAATGTAGATGAATTTAATAAAAAATTTGAAGAATCAGATTTAATTAATAAAGATATACCACAACAAAACATTATTAATAAAGAAATAAAACAAGAAATAAAACAAGAACTAGAAGAAAATATAATTATGTTAAAAAATTTATTTTTTGAAATTCTTGAATTATTAGTTGATTTTAAAAATCCTATTCCATATATATTAGCAAATGAACGAAGAGAATTTAATTTTGCTATTATAATTTTATTAATAGGTTTATTATTATTATTTTTTTCTAATTTACTAATTTAAATGTTATGTTTAGGTTTTCCTACTTCTTTTCTACAAACAGGGCATTTATAATTATAATGATTTAACCAAGGTTGTATGCATTCATCATGAAATGTATGGGCGCATGGTAAATCACATACTTGTTCATCTACATTTATTTCACTCATACAAATAGTGCATTTTTCTTCTTTTTTTTCTATTAATTTATAAACTTTTAATTTATCTTTTTCTGAATCATCAAGAGTTGACACAACATCTTCCATTATTGGTTCAAATAATAAAGAATTAAATATTCCTTGTGTTGAAAATAAAGGATTTGAATTTATAATATTTCTTAAATTTGGTTGAAATATAGAATTAGGATTAAATGTATATTGTATTGTTCTTATTGTATTTGAAGAATTTAAAGAATTTGACGAATAAAAAGTAAATTGTATATTTCCATTTATTGGATTATTTAAAAAAGTAATTATATTATTTGATGTATCTTCATAATTTTCTGGTTCATAATTTTCTTCTTCATAAGTTTCTTGTGTATTAGATTCTTGTGTATTAGATTCTTGTGTATTAGATTCTCGTTCATAATTTTCTTGTATATTGGGTTCTTGTATATTAGGTTCTTCTATATTAGGTTCTTGTATATTAGATTCTTGTATATTGGGTTCTTGTATATTGGATTCTTGTGTATTGGATTCTTGTGTATTGGATTCTTGTGTATTATGAATAATATAATTATTTAATATATTAATAAATTGATTAGATATTTGTTCTTCATGTGTTAAATATAATATGTCAATTATTTGTTGAATACTCATATTAATATCTAAATAATCATAAAATTGTTTTAAAATATTTGGAATATTTTCAATAGGTGTTCCTCTTTTAAGTAATTCGTATTTAAGTTCACACATTATATCATTTTCATTTTCAAATTCATCTTGAAAGGAAATTCTTAAGGCAAATAATTCATCAAAATCTATATTATGATTCATTATTATTAAAGAGATATATATCTCTATTAAACTATTTAATTAAATATATTTAAAAAAAGAGTTTCTTTATATAATAAATGGATGATATACCTTTTAATATACAAAATATTCAAAATTTACTAGAAATTAATTATTTATCTAATTTAATTAAATCTTGTGAAAAAAATGGATTAAATAAAAAATATTTATTAGAAGAAAAATTATTAAAATTATCAGAAAATTCTAAAATTAAAAATACAATTCCAAATAATACAGAATCACCTACAACATCAACACAATATACTGATGATTATTTATATTTAAAACCTTGGGTAAAATTAAATACAATTCATAAAATTATAAAAATAAAAGAGTATATTAATATGTTATTAATTAATGATGAAAATGAAAAAAATGAATTAAAAGAAAAATTAATAAATATGATAAAAACTAAAATTATTACAAAAAAAGATAGTATTTTATATGATTCAACCAAAGGTAAAATAATTAGTATACCAAATTTACAATTTATAAATGGAAAGTATGTTATTTAATAAAAATTGATTAAAAAAGAAACTATATAATAATTAATATTATTATTAAAATGTCAATAGATAAAATATTTGACGATATTAAAAAATATTTAGAAATACAACAAAATAAATCTTTTTCTGAAACAGAATATTATAGTCTTTTAAATGATTGTTATAGAACATATAAAGAAATTTATCCAGAATTAACATTATCATTAATGATTGAAATTTTTACAATATTAACTAAAAATAAAAAAAAATTTATTAAAATATTAGATACCGATATTTGCTATTTTCCAAATCATCTTGAATTATATTCTCCAGTTAAAATTCCCAAAGAATTTCAAAAATTAGAAAATCATTTTCAAAAATTAAAAGCACTTCCGCAACCAGAACAAAGATCTAAAGAATGGTTTGCATATCGTCATGAACGTATTACTGCTTCAGATACTGCAGCAGCAATTGATGAAAATCCATATGAACCAGTAGAATCTTTTATTCTTAAAAAATGTGATCCAGACTATCAATTTTTAGATAATGCAAATGTATATCATGGAAAAAAATTTGAATTAATTGCAACAAAAATTTATGAACATATTAATAACGTTCAAGTAGTTGAATTTGGTGCATTACCTTCTGAAACACATTTATTTTTAGGAGCATCACCAGATGGAATTTGTTCTGCAAAAACTCTTGATAATAAATTTTCAGATAAATTAGGTACTATGTTAGAAATTAAATGTGTTGCACCAAATGGAAGAACAATAGAAACATCTGGAATAATTCCAGGACATATTTGTCCGTATTATTATTATTTACAAGTTCAACAACAATTAGAATGTTGTGAATTACAAACGTGCGACTTTTGGCAATGTAAATTAATTGAATATAAAACACGCGAAGACTATTTAATAGATAATTGTCAAAATACAAAACATAAAATCGGTATAAATGGACAAAGTATAAACATAGATGATAAAATTAAAAAAGGAGTTTTACTTCAATTCTTTCCAAAAATATGGAAACCCGAGTTTGAAGAAGATAATATTGAATGGAAAAGTAAATTTATCTATCCTCCAAGATTAGATATAACTTCTCATCAATATGATGAATGGATTGCTAAGACAATGTCAGAATTAAATGAAAAATATCCAGATCTTATTAAAGATTATTCATTCAATAAAGTTATTTATTGGAAATTAGAACAATCACATAATCAACCAATAGAAAGAGATAAAAAATTATTTGCATCTATTTTACCAATTTTAAAACAAACTTGGGAAAAAGTTAAATATTATCGTAAACATTTAGATGAATTACCAAAATTAAAACAAATTGTTGAAAAAAGAAAAAAATATATTAGAACAGATACAGAATTTAAAATTGATAATGATTTAATTAAAAATAATGTATTATTTTTAGACGATTTTAAACAAGTCAAAACTAAAAAAGAAGTTGTTTCTAAAAATCTAAAAAAAGAGGTAGAATGTGATTTTATTGATGATGATACACAAAAAATAAAAAAAAAATTAAATAAATCAAAAACATCAATGAAAAAAGAAGAATCTGATAAAGAAGATGATGGTGAATATAAAAAATTACCTAAAATTAATTTTTTAAATAAGACACCATTTAAAAAAGAGGAGAGCGAATGTGATTTTATAGATTAATATTATGTAGTTTACAATTATTTCTTCCACAAACTTGTCCTTTTCTTAATCCAGATTTAAGAATAGATTGACATAAATATTCATTTTCTTTATTTAATTTATGATAACAACAATTAGTTCTACCACAATATTCTCCTTTACGATTACCTGTTGTAAGCAAAACTTTACAATCTTCTTGAATAATTTTATTTGGTTTGATTGATGCTATTCTTTGACAATATGGACATTTTATTTTATTAGTTGTTTTATTTAAACATTTACTATGATAGTAATGATTACAAGATAAAATTAATTCGTCATTTTCAATAGGTAAATGACAAATTAAACACTTTTCTTTTGATGATTTATCCATTTTTTCAATTATTTTATATAAAGAATCAAAATCAAGATTCATATATTATAAATATATAAAAATTGATATTTAAATAGATTCTTTAATTGTGATAGTAATTATAAATTATTTCAAGAATTACAATGAGAAATGCCAATTATGATGAAGAAAGCGATAATAATTATGAAGAAGAAAGTTATGAAGCAAGTTATGATGAATGTGATGAAGAAAGTTATGAAGCAAGTTATGATGAATGTGATGAAGAAAGTAATGAAGAAATTGAATATGAAGATGAATTAAATTATAAAAAACAACTTCTTAAATCTTTTTATAATTATTTAGAAGTTGTTATTAAATCAATAGATGATAAAAAACATAATAAAAAAATAATTAATAAATTATATTATATTATTGATAAATATTATAAAAATAACTATGATAAAGAAAGTCATGAAAGTCATAAAAATAAAGAAAATAAAGAAAATAAAGAAAATAAAAAAAATAATATTTTTGAATCTTTTATTAATAAAAATATAGATATTAATAAAAGACTAATTAAAGCTGAAGATAATTCTAATTCGATATTGATTCTTAATAATTTTATTATTAAAACATTAATTTATTAATAGTTAATTATATTTATTTATATTATTTAGAACAGCCTTAGCTATTATAGCATTTCTTAAATCTGGATCTATATTTTGTAACCATTGATAATATTCTGGTAAATATTTAACAACATATACATAAATATAAAATAAAAAACTACCTAATGAAGTAAATAAAACTATATTTCTAAGCATTTTTATTACTTTTTGTAATAAGGGTGTTGTATTAGCAAGCTCAAGCGCATTTGATTTACTTATTAAAAAAATTCCAATAATAAAAGAAATAATACATATAAATATATATGAATTTGTTTTTAAAGTTGGATATCCAGTATCTATATATAGATATTCATAATTATACCCATTAAATATCATTATATTAGTTTATATTTAAATTATTTATATTTATAATAATTAAAATATAAAATTGCTTAATTAGAATAAGCAGTTCCCGCCATACCAGACATAACTCTTAATACGTTGTAGTTAACAGTGTAAATATTTAAGTTATCATCACTGCTTCCAGTTACGGTATCGTTATTTAACGAAATATTAAGAGTAGCATTGTCAATACGCGAGAAATTGCAAGTGCCACTGGGTTGGTGGTCTTCAGGTTTGAGGGCAAAACTGTAGACATTGATACCATCAGCGGGGGTGTTGCTGAAGTGTTGGAAAGGTTGGACATAATTAAAGTAGTTGCCATCTCTGGTTTGGAATCTGTCATGACCGTTAAGTTGTAATTTGCCACTGGTAATTGGGTTAACAGTGCCATCAACCCATCTTCCGTAGTTAAAGTGATCGGTAACATATACACCGTGTATATTTAAGAAATTAGTATTAGCACCCCCATCAACTAGTTGGGAAACAGTAGTAGTCATATCGGCAGCAGTTATTTCATTTTTTAATAAGATAACGTTATTTGGATTAGCATTAACTGGCGAAGAATCTTCGGCAAAAACTAATTGAGCTTCAATTTTGTTTAATAATTTACGAATAATAGAAGTAGAAGGAATTGAGGATAATGTATCAGGAATTTGAACGTCACCAGATGTATCAGTTACTGTAATAGTCTCACCACTAGTATTTAAACCTGTTCTAGAAGATAACCAGAGTAATTTAGCAAATGTATCACGTCCAGTTTCCCAGTCACCGTTAGCAGGATAAGCTAACCATTGATTGGAAGTATTGAAATTTTCTAAGTGGGAAGCCCATACTAAATATTTGCTAGGATGGTTAAAGTTAAGTCTGTATTTATTGTTAGAATTGTTAGTTAAGGATTCCGAACCAGTGAATTGTAATTGTTCAATAAGATATTCGTGGCTGGCTTGAGCGAATCTTTTTCTTTCTTCCGAATCTAAGAAAACATAGTCAATTAATAAGTAAGAATCAGCCATAGTAGGCATAGTAGGTTTGGTAACTTTGTAGTTAACGCATTCAGCAGCATTGCGGTATTTAATGGTTACGCGTACATCGTGGTATTGAAGAGCAATTAAAGGTAAAGCAAGACCGTTATGTCTGTTAAACCAGTAAGCTAAAGGTATATATAAAGTAGAAGAAGCGCGGGCTTCATTATGTAAATGACGGTGTTCGTCATCGTCACCAATCATGGCGGCATGTCCACGTTCTTGACCGACTTTATGGGAAAGTTCATACCAGATATTTAACCAGTCACCATATTGTTCATCAATTTTGGAGCCACCAATTTCAATTTTGGTGGATTCAATTAAGGCGTAGCCTAAACGTCTAACATAGCCCCATTCTACAGAACTAGCAGTAGTAGCAGCTAATTGAACGACAGCATACATATTAGTGATTAAATCACCGTTTCTGTTTAAATTGCAAGTAACAGTGCGACCAAAGTCAGCAGCACCGTTGAAAACTTGTTGAATAGGTTCTACAGAGAAGTTAGTGTGTCTTCTGTAAACAACTTTGAAAAAAGTAATTTGAGGATTACCTGTTAAGTAAACATCTTGCGCGCCGTAAGCGACGAGTTGCATTAAACCTCCACCCATGGATATATACTTTATATAAGAAAAAATTTTTAAATTTAAATTAAATATTATTTTTAATGGGTTTAATTTAAATAATTTTTAAACATTTTTTAATATTTTAAACATTTTTAAATATTTTTTAACATTTTTAAACAATTTTTAATATAAATATTAAATGTTATAAAGTAAATTTATTATTTATAATAATAATGTCTGTTTCCAGTCAAAAAAATAAAAATACAGATATTAAAAAAGTATCTACACTAGAAAATAAACATCGACAAAAAATTAAAGAATTTGAAATTGAAAAAGAAAATTTTTCTTTATTAGAAAATAAATTAAATGAAATTAATAATGAAATAAATGAAATAGATAAAAATTGTGAAAAATTTACTAATATTAAGCAACAAAATAGAGCTACTTTATTAGATTTAAAAGATGATATTGAAAGAAAAATACATTTATTAAAAAATAATATATCTGAAATGGATTATTATGATAAAACTGGTGATATTTTAATAAATTATTATAATATTAAAAATGTAGAAGATGAATCAAGCGATTCAAAAAATATTTTAACTTTTTTATGTAAAAAAAAACAAGTTGATGAAAAATCAACAAATAAAATAAATAAAACAGAATTATTTGAAAAATACTGTCAAATTACAGAAGGTATTCGTGTTAATGCTGATGATGGTTCTAAAAGAATTAAATATTGTTTAGAATGTAAAATAGAAAAAATATTAAATCTAGTTGAATCATCTTATATTTGTCCCTTATGTGGTGATATGGAAGTAATTATTATAGATGAAGATGTTCAAATTAAAGACTATTCTCCATATAAAAGATTAAATAGATTTAGAGAATGGCTTAATGCTTTTCAAGCTAAACAATCACCAGAAATAGATAATTCTATTTATAATGAAATAATTAATGAATTAAATAGAAGACGTATTACTGATTTATCTGTATTAAATAGAGAAAAAATGAGGAGTATATTAAAGAAGCTTAAATTTAATTATTTATATGAACATACACATTATATAATTAATAAATTAACTGGATTACCTCCCCCAAAAATTACACGCGATATGGAAAAAATGTTTATTAGAATGTTTTTAATGATTCAAGAACCTTGGTTGAAATATAAACTTGTAGATAGAAAAAACTTTTTATCATACGGTTATGTATTACATAAATTCTGTGAATTATTAGAATTAGATCATTTATTAGATTGTTTTCCTTTACATAAACAATTGGATATTTTAATGGAAAATGATTCAATTTGGAAAAAGATATGTACATATTTAAATTGGGATTTTATTTCATCATTCAAATAAAAAACTATATATATATAATGAACCATGTTCTTCATAATATATCTATGATATTGATATTAATTGGGATTATTTTATTAACACATAATTTAACAAAAAGTTATAATAAATGTCCAATAATTACTCAATACAAACAAGAATTAAATCAAAATACAATAAACCAAGATAGACCATCTAAAATTTTTAATAAAATGTTTAATTTACCTGATATATGGATGGGTTATGCTGATTTTGATACTAAGAAATTTAATAAAAAAATAATTTAAAGAATAATTAAATAATAAATTAATGTCCGAAGTTGATTATTTAATTAAAGATTCTATAATTCCAGAAAATCAAAAATATTGTGTAATGTCTTTATTTATGAATGAAGATAAGAAAAAAATAAAATATATTCGTGTTAGTGGTGGATTTAAAACAATTGAAGAAGCACAAGAACAAACACAAATATTAAAAGAACCTGGACATTATAATTTTGTAGCTGAAATGGGTTCTTGGAATGCATTTGACCCTTTATCAAATAATGGAAATTTAAACGAACAATTAAATAGTATGATGAAAGCATATTTAATGAATATGCATAAAAAAAATTATGAATATGAACAAAGAAAATATGAAATGATTATTAAAAATATGTTAGATAATATTAAAGTTAAAGAAGAAGAATTAAATGAATATATCACTAATAAAGATGAAAATATGATATTAAAAATTACAGAACAAATTAAACAATTAGAAGAAAAAATTAAAGAGTATAATGAAAATTTAAAATCTATTAATACAAAATTAAATAATATTGTAATAGATTCTAAATATACATCAGATGAAATAACAGATAATTTTAATCAAAATGTTTCAATTAAATATGAAGGAGTAGTTAAAAGAACGGAAGAAAAAATATCAGCTCAAAATTGGTATTGTGTATCTTTTTTAACCGAACAAGATAAATCTTTAGTAGGTATTAAAATAAGTGGTTGCTTTGATACAGAAGAGCAAGCAGAATCACAATCTTTGTCTTTACGTGATATAAATGATAGTTTTAATGTTCATGTCGGTGAATTATACAAATGGCAACCATTTAATCCAGACCCAGATAGTGTTGAAGCTGGTGAGTCAGAATATGCAAATCCTCAATTAAATGATACTATGAAAAAGAAAAAAGAGAATGAACAAAAAGCAAAACTATATAATGAATATAGGAAGAATGAAGAAATTAAAAAAGATATTGAAAATTTACTTGATAATAGAAAGAAAGAACTAACTGAAGATACACAACCAAGTTCTAATATTATTGATGTAGATGAACAAATTAAGAATTTAGAAGATAAACTAAAAGAATATAATTTAAAAACAGAGGAATATATACAAAAACTAGGAAAACCATTACAAAATGAACAGTAAAATGTTAATTTAATGACATGTATAATATAAAATAAATTAATTTTTAAATAAAAATTAATTTATTTTTTTGGTTTATGTGACGCTTTTTTTTTGATTCCCTGGACCCACGCTTTCCTATCACCTGATGACTCGTTACCAGCGTACTTTACACTAGTAAATCTTGTTATCAGGTGATGGAGCAAGTCTATTCATCGATGAGTGTCAAGTCCTTGTCGTCCTCGTCGACGCTATAGAACTCGACGTTTTCCTTCTCGTCGACGCTATAGAACTCGACGTTTTCCTTCTCGATTTTATGAAGATCCTTGGGGAACAGTAGCCAATTGATGTAGAAGATGGACTTGCTGTCGAGGGTGAATACGTAGGGCCCGCTGCGCTTGGCAATAATGCCATTGATGTGCAGGTACGCCACAACACTATTCAAGACCTTGTTGTAAGTCGCAAGCGCGTTTGGGTCATTGTAAGCCTCTTCAGAGAACGGTAGCATGACACAAAAATTGAATTTTTTTTGGCCAGGCTGTGTCAAAGCATCTGACATTTTGATAGCTTTTCTGGTGGTTGCTCTTTGGTTGTTCTTTTTTGGACCGTGGTCTATGCTAGTTTTTTTGTTTTAGAACAAATAAACCCTTAAATATTCAATTTTTTATATTCATAATATTTAGTTTATGTAGTAATCAAAATAAAGTCAATTTAATTTTATCATAATTATTTGTTCTTCATATAGTATTTTTTATAAAAACGAATAAAAACAATTAAATATGTTAATGTTTAATTTTTTCAATAAAGATTAAATATGTTAATTTTTAATTTTTTCAATAAAGATTAAATATGTTAATTTTTAATTTTTTCAACAATTAATTTTATATTATTCCGTTTTTTTGCTATTACATCAGCAGGGTCAAAAAGTGGTAATCTACGATTCCATTCTTTATCATAGTGTTCTTTATGATATTTTATATATTTATTAGTTCCAATAGTAAATTCAGGAACTTCTTTTGCACGATACCAATAAACTTTATCAGCTATATTTTTAGAATGTACGCGATTGTCGATAACCATAACACCAAAATTATCAGTTATTTCTGTAAATACTTGTTCAAATACTTGTAAATTAGGAAACATACCAGCATAATGTTCATATAATCTTTTTCTATTACTTGGAAAATCTTCAGCTAATAAAAAAATATAATCAAAATTACTTCTTAATTCAGGTGGAATACCTAATGAAAATTGCATTGTTAAAATAAAAGACATATGATGATGTCTACCATTAAAAAATAATTCAAGAATTTGTGGATCCTTTAACCAATCACCTTTACTTGACATACAATCATCCATAATTAACATAATTTCATCTTCTTTCATTTTTTTCCCTTCTTTTTTTCTTTTTTCATTATCTTGATTTAATTTAGATTGCCTTTCGTAAATTCTTGATAAAATTTCGGTATCAAATTGATCGTAAATATATGTATCCGGACAAAATTCTCCATAAAATTTATTTAATTTTTCAGTTCTTGAAATAACAACAGTAGGGATTTTTCTTTTATGATACATTATTTCTCTAGTTAAATATGATTTACCAGATGCTCTTTTTGCAACCATTGCAATGGTACAATAACGAGCCATTTTTTCAATTGGGAATCTTTTTAATTGTAATCTAGATGCACCAAACCCTATAGTTTTTACATTACTCATTAATATATAACAGAAAAAATTAATTTATGTTATTCACTTATATATTAAATATTTTTTAATTTTAATATTACCACTCAGGTAATCCAGTATAAATATCTAAATTAGAATAATTATTTGTGATTTCTGTAGGTCTTTCTATAGCTCTTTCTATAGCTCTCACTATAGGTCTTTCTAAAATAGAAGTTTCTGTAGAATTTGAAGTAATATATATATTAGGTAAATAATCATTTTTTAATAAAAGAACTAAACCAACAATAGTAGAAACTAATAAAGGTAATTTGATTTTATCATAATTATTTGTTCTTTTTTTACATATTTTTTTATCATCTACCATTTGAAACCAATAGATAATACAAAAAGTTATTATAATAATTAAAAAATATTTTATTTTAAGTGGAATTGTTACCATTAATATATATTAGAAAAATAATTAAATATTTAATTATTATTTTAGTATATTATATTATTTGGTTAACTATTAAAAAATAAATAACTAAATTTTATTATAATATATAATTATAAGTTTAGTTGGTATAATTCAACTAAAATAATTATAATTGGTGCAACTTCATCTATTGTTTTCACCTACATTCATTTAACTTGTTAAGATAAAAATAATTTTTAAATAAAAATTGTTTTTTTCTTTTTTTTGAGAGCCTAGTGGCTCATTTTTTTTGAGAGCCCTAGTGGCTCGTTTTTTTTGAGAGCCCGAGTGGCTCACAGCTTCCCAACCGACAACCGAGCACACTGGAGAGCTACGTATCATGGACGTATGTGCCTCATCATAGAGGGCTTCCGAACCGACAACTGAACACACTGGAGAGCTCATGGACTCTGCCTCATAGAGGACTTCCGAACCGACAACTGAACACACTGGAGAGCTCATGGACTCTGCCTCATAGAGGACTTCCAAACCGACAACCGAACACACTGGAGACTTTCTGGACGTATATGCATGACCGTAGAGGATTTCCTAACAGACAACTGAGCTGTTGGACAAAACCGATTCCTCGTTGAACGTATCCCAGTCTCCTGCCAAGCGAGCTTTCTTGGCATCCTCTTCATCAGCAGCCGCTTTCTCAGCAGCCACTTTCTCAGCAGCCGCCTTTTCAGCAGCCACCAAGCAATCTTCCTTAGCTTTCTTGGCAGCTGCCAAGCGAACTTGCACAGCTTTCTCAGCTTCTTCGACAGCTACCGAAGCTTGTATGTCCATGACTTCTTTAGCTAGGATCGCTGGGTGATAAAGATCTGTATCTGGTGATTGAGTGTTCACGTTTTGAGAAAACAAGAAGTTGATCTTCTCCCAGGAACTACCTACTTGCCACCATTGACATTTGCATCCTTTTTTTGCTTTGTTTTCGCGTTCTTGTTTTGGACAGCAGTCTCTTACCAATTCGGTACTTTTCCAACCGCCTTTCACCGTAAACACGATAACATAGGCATTCACTTCTTTCGCAGGGCTAACATGAAGGATTTCTGACACCTTTATGTTAGGGTCAACACGTTCGAAACCAGCTTCCAAAAATGCAGGAATCGAAGACATGAAGTGGTTTTCTGACATTTCCCGGTCAGTCAAGCTTTCACGTCCTGTGTACTTTCTATGAAACGTCGGAATAAGGTCGCACCATACGGTTGCAACACAGGCCACATTGGAATTGGCCTGTGGTTTGCTGGATGGACTCAATACCTGCACCCTGTTCTGTCTAGACTGACTCGTTTGCACCTTGGACTCACCGGAGCCGGGCTTAGACAGTGGCTTGAACCGAAACTCACTCGGTTGTGTGGTGGATGGAACCGTTGGCACGTTGGAAACTGGAGGGCCACTGGCCCATTGGCTTTTCGATTTCGGAACCTGAGCCTCAGTCGGAATCGACCTATCCTTTTCTTCAGCCTTTTTCAGAGCAGCTTTAGCTTCAGCATCAGCTTTAGCCTCAGCAGCTTTAGTCTCAGCCACCTGTTTAGGCATCCATTTCAGAGTCGTGCCGGATGTGGATGCCGATGGCTCGTCATCGCCCCATCGTTTCTTTGGACCAGGAGCATCGATGTCAGCTGCTTTCGCTACCGCAGGCTTAGCCGCCGGCGCTTCCAGCGCTGCTGTGGTCGCCGCTGCTTCCAGCGCTGCTGTGGTCGCCGCTGCTTCCAGCGCTGCTGTGGTCGCCGCTGCTTCCAGCGCTGCTATGGTCGCCGCCTCCAGCGCTGCTGCATCCTTTTCAGTCCCCACTAGTATCCATTCATTTGGTTGTGGATTGAATTGGACTTTCTTGCTTTGTGTTGCTACCGGGAGCTTAGCCGTTGCCGCCGGCTTCAGCGCTGCTGCCTCTGTGGGTGCCTCCGCTGCAGCTGCTGCTGCGATTGCCTCCACTGCAGTTGCCTCCGCTGCAGCTGCTGCTGCGATTGCCTCTGCTGCAGTTGCCTCCGCTGCAGTTGCCTCCGCTGCTGCTGCTGCAGCTATTGCCTCCGCTGCTTTTGCTGCTTCAGCTGCTGCAGTTGCCTGCGCTGCTGTGGTCGCCGCCTCCAGCGCTGCTGCATCCTTTTCAGTCCCCACTAGTATCCATTCATTTGGTTGTGGATTGAATCGGACTTTCTTGATTTGTGCTGCTACAGGAGCCAGATCTTGTGGTGCGCTGCACCGAGCCGAGCTGGAGCTGGTAGTGCAGTGTGCCGCAGCAATGCGTTCTGCCATGGTGTATCGAACCGGAGCCAGATCTTGTGGTGCGCTGCACCGAGCCGAGCTGGAGCTGGTAGTGCAGTGTGCCGCAGCAATGCGTTCTGCCATGGTGTATCGAACCGGAGTAGGTTGCTTGTTTAACTGAGTTGTTATAGAAGCAAACAATGCGGTTGCCTCTGCTGCTGCTGTTGCGATTGCCTCTGCTGCAGTTGCCTTCGCTGCAATTGCTTCCGCTGCTGCTGCTGCTGCGATTGCCTCCGCTGCAGTTGCCTCTGCTGCTACAGCTATTGCCTCCGCTGCAGTTGCCTCTGCTGCTGCTGCTACAGCTATTGCCTCCGCTGCTTTTGCTGCTTCAGCTGCTGCAGTAGCCTCCGCTGCAGTTGCCTCTGCTGCTGCTGCTACAGCTATTGCCTCCGCTGCTTTTGCTGCTTCAGCTGCTGCAGTAGCCTCCGCTGTAGTTGCCTCCGCTGCTGTTTCCGCTGCTTCCTCCACCTCCGCCTCTGCTGCTGCTGCTGTTGCTGCTACTGCTGCTACTGCAGCATCCATTACTCTATTCGCAGCAATCATATTGGCTTTCTCTATATCCTTACGGATATAGTAGCGAAAATTATCAATATCATGTTCGGCCTGCTCTAGTGAGAGATCACCAGTTCTATAAAGTTCGAAAATTTCGACAAGGGTGTGTGAAATACGTTCCAGTAGGGCATCGGGATACTGCTTCCCCTTGTAGGAATTTAGTGCAAGCATAAAAGGCTTTACTACTTTTCTCAAGTGCGATTCTTTCTCGGTAGAACATAAACAGAAACGAGGAATACAGTAGAGTAGGTCAATTAGGTCGGGTAGAACGAGTTTGTCTAGGTGGTGAACAGACGGTCCGGACCGTAAGTTCGGTGCATCCTTTTCGCCCGCTTGATGTTGCTTTTGGGCTCGGAAACTCATAGTGAGAGAGAAAGTTAGTGCAATAACAAGTCTTTCCCATTGGAACTAATAAATACTTGAAATTTCAATTTTTTTAAATATTAATTTTTTAATTTTTAATTTATATAAAACTAACATTTTATTGTTATAAATAGTATAAATATTTTCTAATTTTAAATAATATGAATGATTTAAAATTAGAAAGAATAATAAAATATATAATTATGGGTTTATTTGTTATAATTGCAACTAGATATATACCAGATGTATTAATACCAACTAAAGAATTAATTATGATTGGTGCAACTTCATCAATTATTTTTGCAATTTTAGATATGGTTTCACCTGCAGTAAAAGTTAATTATAATAATTAAAAATATTATTAAAATAATTTACTTTTTAAAGATAAAAACAATTTTTAAATAAAAAATGTTTTTTTCTGTTTTTTCTGTTTTTTTCTGTTTTTCTCTGTTTTTTTCTGTTTTTCTCTGTTTTTTTCTGTTTTTCTCTGTTTTTTCTGTTTTTTTCTGTTTTTTTCTAGTTCTTTTTTTTGAGAGTTTTCTGCTTGCCTAACGAACCGACAACCGAGCACACTGGAGAGCTCGTGGACGTATGTGCATGAGCTCTAGAGGCCTTCCGAACCGACAACCGAGCACACTGGAGAGGCCTTCCGAACCGACAACCGAGCACACTGGAGAGGCCTTCCGAACCGACAACCGAGCACACTGGAGAGGCCTTCCGAACCGACAACCGAGCACACTGGAGAGCTCATGGTCTCTGCATGAGCTATAGAGGACTTCCGAACCGACAACCGAGCACACTAGAGACCTCATGGACGCATGAGCATGACTGTAGAGGACTTCCGAACCGACAACCGAGCTCAAAGGAGATCGGGTGCTGCCGCTGGTGCTGCCACTGGTGCTGCCGCTGGTGCTGCCGCTGGTGCTGCCGCTGGTGCTGCCGCTGGTGCTGCCGCTGGTGCTGCAGCATCTGCAACTGCCATGGCATAAAGATTATCAGCGGGCCGCAAATTGCGTCGCATGTCCCGTTCAAAGTGAATAGGACCAAAGCGAAAGGCTTGAGGATGATTGAGGGCTTTCTTTGCCTTGCGGATAGCATTGATTTGCTCATCAAGCACCATGAACTGAAAACTGATCTTGACCATCGACTTTCCGCCATCGGAAAAATTCCAATTGCGAGCATCGACAATCTTGATATTCACAACAACTTTAGGACCTGCTTCCTTGTTGCATTGGTTTTCAATTGCTGCTTTTATAACTCCTGAAAAATCAGGGTTGTCGTTTTTGAGCATCACAAAAAAGCGTATCTCGTCGAACTGATCCGGATCGGCCCACCATGGCAGATCGCATTGCTGCGGCACACTGCACCGAGCCGAGCCGGAGCTGGACTGAACCAGGGCTGACGCTGGTGCTGACGCTGGTGCTGCCGCTGGTGCTGCCGCTGGTGCTGCCGCTTGCTGCTGCTTCTGCTTTGTCCTCGCTGCTTCTGCTGCTTCTACTACTTCTGCAGATGCGTTGAGAAGATTTGATTTATCATCAAACCTTCTCAGCCGGCTCGATGTAATGAAAAAGCGGTATGGTACATCACGTCGAACAGCAGTGAAGACGAGGGCACCACTCTTGTGCGTGTCAGCAAGCTCGAATACATCTTCTTGACCGGAGAGTTCAAAATGGATCTCTAACGAGTCTAATGCTGAATCGAAGAAGCGAACGCAGCGGGGGTTGACCTTCAGCTCAACTCGTCTCTTAAGACCTTGTGTCTTGCGGTCGCAGTGGTATTCCATTACTGCTGTCATATATGCAATAGCAAGTTCAACGAGCTGAGGCACAGAAAGCTTTTCGAAATCAGCTTTTTGTGCGCCGGGCGTAGTGAGGTGCCAATCCTTGAGTCTATCCAAAGAAAGTCTCACATAGTTCAGCTCGTTATTCAGAGCCATAACCGATGCCGCGAACGCTTCTTGCGCTGGTGCTGACGCTGGTGCGAACGCTTCTTGCGCTGCTGCCGCCTTCGCTGCTGCTGTTGCTGCTGCCTTTGCTTCTGCTGCAGCTGCTGTTGCCTTTGCTACAGCTGCTGTTGCTGCTGCCTTTGCTGCTGCTGCTGCCTCCACTGCTGCTGCTGCTGCTGCTTTAGCTGCTGCTGCTGTCTCCACTGCTGCTGCTGCTACTGCTGCCTCCGTTGGGGATGAGGCCAACTCGTTTCTCTCTATCGTGAGAACCTTTGCTTGCTCGGACGGTGTGATCATCACGTTCATTTTGCGCGCTTGATGCTGCTCGGGGGCTTGGTAATTCATGGTGATGAGAGAAAGTTAGTGCAATAACAAGTCTTTCATTTTGGAACTAACAAACACTTAAAATTTCAATTTTTTTAAATTTTAATTTTTAATTTATAAATATGGGTTTATTTGTTATAATTGCAACTAGATATATTAGATATATTAATACCAACAAAAGAATTAATTATTTTTGCTATTTTATATATGATTTCGCCTGCTGTAAAAGTTAATTATACTACTTAAATATTTAAATAATTATTAAAAAATTTTCTTTTATTTAATGTTGAATCTTTAATAGAGTTTCCACCTGTTTGATTTTGATTTTTAAAGGGCTGAGCTCCAATACTATTGGCAAAGATTTCTTGATATTCTTTATCGTTAGTTTCAGGACGATATGATAAAGATGTTTCTAAATCTGATGCACCCAAGTCATTTTCTAATACTTGTTTAATTTTATCTTCTATATTACCACCTGTCATTTTTAAATTATCTGATTGAGGTGATTTAGAATCACTTGTATTTGATAAAGTTTGTATTTGTTTATTAGAAGATTTATTTGTATAATTTTCAGAATCTATATCAGATGTTAAATTTTTAGAACTATTGTTTTCATTATTTATTATATCTAATATTTTACTATTTAAATTTTTTTGTTTTGGTGATTGGGTATTATTACCTCCTTGTTGTTCAAGTGATTTTTGTTCTTCTGATGTTTTATCATTAATTATAATTGGAAATGATTTATAATCTACTTCTTCTTCTTTTAAATCTTTATTAATTAATTTTTTAATATTTCTTTCTCCTATTTCTGTTATATTTCTATCAAAATCAGGTAAATCATTTTGTTCTAATTCATCATCAAGATATATTTCTAAAAGTTCTTTTAATGGTAATAATCTACGTATTGCCTCTCTTATAGCATCTTTCACTAAATTTATAGTATCTCTTTGATTTCTTTTTAATTCTATAGGAGAATATTGATGATACATTAAATAAGGATTATTCCATAATTCTCTAGCACATTCAATATAAATTTTATGAATAAAGTTTTCTAAATTAATATTTTTATAATACGATGACTCAATTTTATTTTGTAATTTTAAATGAGGATTAAATGTAAGAATAATCATATTTGCTTTTATTGTAGCTTTTACTAAATTAGATAACCAGTCGCAACTTTTAGAATTTTTTAATATTCTTTCAGTTTCTTGATTAATCATTTCTTGAGACCATTTTGGAATTTTTCTTAAAAAAGATTGGAATACTTTTAATATATTATCAGCACTATTTGATACGTTTAATGCTTCTGTATAAATTGACACTAATCCTTCATAAACTAAAGGTGATAAAACATTTACTAAATTTATTGTGTATTCATTTTTTTTTTCTACAAAAAAATTTATCATATTAAAATATGTTAGATATTTTATTAAAATTAAACTTAATTTAATTTTTAATCATTATATTTAACAACACCATTATTACCTCGTGAACCTAAAAATTCATAATCATTTTTAGATACGCATACACAACCACCACTACCACCACTACCACTACGCCCAATATTAGAACCTAAATTGCAACTAAAAGTAGTTGGTATATAATTTTTAAGTTTATCAGGTGATATATCAGTAGGTTGTAATTCTTTTGGTAAAGGCCATCCTGAATTTTTACAACAATCTCTCGAACAGAGATTAGTATCAATCTTAACAGTCATTATATCACTAAATTTTTCAAGTAATTCTTTTGATTCATCATTATAACATTTTTCAATATTAGGCATTATACAAAGAAAAAATATAAAAATAAATACTATAGACGTAATTAAAAATAAGTTATTTTTACCACTACCTTTTTCTGTAAAACTATTTAAATTAAAAATCATATATTATATATTAGAAATTATGAATTTTATATTTTAATTATTTATTAGCTAAACTTATATTATATTTTTTACTTAATATTTTTTTTTCTTTACTATTTAATGATAAAAAATCTTGAGTTTTATCTATTTTAAGACATAACTCAATTTCTTTTACAGATATATCTTTTTTATAATTTTTTAAAATATTAATTAATACTTCTTCTTTACCTTCTTTAAATAATTCATTAGCTAATTGATTTATATATATAATTTCATCTATTGATTTATTTGAAATAATTTTCATTAAATTATTAATATTTTTTTTATTAATATTTTTTAATGATGTTTTATTTAAATCTGAACTAAATCTCATTTTATCTACTGATAATTTATAATTATTATTAATTTTATTTATCCAAAAAGATGTATTTAAACAAGTATAAAATCCATGTATATTTTGTAAATACCAATTTTGGTCTGTATAAATACTTGTTTCTATATTATCACCCCGGGATAGCGAATCAGATGTTTTTACTAAAGAATAAATTACTTTATCCCAAGATTCATTAGTTTTTGATAATATCTTTTTTAAATAATGTTCATGTATCATTAATGGTAATAATACTTTTTCTGATTCATATAATTTAATTACTGTTTCATAATCATTATAATTGTTTAATAATATTTCAGTTGCTTCATAAAGCCCAATATCAATATTTTTTTGTCTTGATTTTTCAAAAAATGAATCTAATATTTCAATATTATCTATTTTTTTATAATGAAAAGATATTTCTTGTAAAATATTAATTAAACGTTTAATATCAAATTGTGAAAAATTTATAATTCTTTCATATAATATATCATCTTCTATTATTATTAAATTTTCATTTTTACATATTATTTTAATTAGATTTTTTATTTCAAAAGTAGATGGTGAAAAAAATCGAATTTCATCACAATTCTTTTTTAAATCATTTAATAATTTTGAATGTTGATTATTTGAAATAAAAATTAATGGGAATGAATTAGTTTTATTATTTTCTTTAAAAATATCCATAATATACTTTTTTTCGGATGTTAAAGAAATATTTTCTGTTTCATCAAATATTAAAGCAATTTTATTATTTTTATCTTTATAAAAATTTAATTTTGATAAAATAGAATTATTTTGATTGTAATATTCATCAAAATCATCTAAATTACGAAATTCCTTTATCTCATTTGGATTAATAATTCTTACTAAATATCCAGCTTTTTCTAAAATTAAGCGAATAGCCAATGTTTTACCAATTCCATGATTACCAGAAATAATAATTGCATTATTTTTTGGTTTTGATTTTATATTATCTAACCAATCCTTAAATTTATTTATTTGATTTTTATGACCAATTATTTCACTTAATTCTTTCGGTCTATATTTATTTATCCATAACGATTCCATTAATAACTAAAAATTTTATTGTCTAAATAATTTTTATATTAAATTATTTTTTTCATGTAAGATTTGCTAATGTTAATTGTAAAACTGGTATTTCTATTTCTAAATTTATTATAATTTGGTTTAATAATGTATTTTGTTCTTCTATTTCTTTTAACGATTTTACTTGAAATTGTAAAAATGTTTCTAGATATTTATATTTGTTTAATAAATCATTATTTTTAACCAGATTTTCAATAGTTTCTTTATTTTTAGTCATAGTAGCACTAATATCTTTTAATTCATTTTTATAAATGTTTAAAAAAGTTATTTTGTCAATTAAATCTAAAATTTGTTTTTTTATTTCATCACTCACATTAATGTTATTAATTTTTTTAAGTTCATTTTTATAATTTACAGCTGGAACAAAAGTGTCATCTTCATTAGTTCCACTAATTAATTCAAAATGATTTTGTCCAAACATTGCAATATTAACAATATATTCACCAATTCCATAAGTTCTAGCCACTCTAATAATTACACCTGAAGAGTCAACAGTATATATGATTATTTTTAACTTATATTCTTTAGCAATTTTTTCTACAGCTTTATTAAAAGTATCATTAAAAAAATCAAACTTTTTATCTAGGAAGTCTCTTTTTAATCCACTGAAATCTATTAATGCTAAAAATGATAATGTATATTTTATAGGTCCCTTTTGTAAATATTCGAATATTGATATCCAAAAACATTGACCTACTATTCTTTTCAAGACCTCTGTTTCTGATTGATGTTTCATTTGGATATATTCTCCAGTATTACTTATCGTTTTTACTTGAATACCTTCGTTAAAACTACCACCAACTTGATTTTTTAATTCTAGATATTTATTTTTATACTTTAAATATTTTTCTTTAGAAGACATTTATATATAATATATAATATAATTTAAAAAAATATTTATTAAATTATTTTATATCATTTGGATTAATAATTCTTACTAAATATCCAGCTTTTTCTAAAATTAAGCGAATAGCCAATGTTTTACCAATTCCATGATTACCAGAAATAATAATTGCATTATTTTTTGGTTTTGATTTTATATTATCTAACCAATCCTTAAATTTATTTATTTGATTTTTATGACCAATTATTTGACTTAATTCTTTCGGTCTATATTTATTTATCCATAACGATTCCATTAATAACTAAAAATTTTATTGTCTAAATAATTTTATATTAAAATAATTATTTTTTATCTTTAATTATTTTATTATATTTTTGTCTTCTTTTATTAGTGTACTGGAAACCATACAAATTAATTTACAATAGTATCTAGAACAATAATTAAAAATAAAAAATAATTATTTTAATATAAAATTATTTTTATTATATATATATGTATATATGTCTCATACAGATAAATACTTAAAGTATAAAAATAAATATTTAGAATTAAAAAATCAAGTTGGTGGTGGTAATATTGCTGATTTAAAACTACCTTCTACAAAAACAATCTCTTGGTTTACATCAATATTAAAATTTTTAAATAATTATAAATTTCCAGAGGTAACTTATTATGTTTTATTAGAAGATGTAAGTCATAATTCAACTTTCTTAGATGATGATATAACTAAACTAAGACAATTTGCTCAAACGATTGCAAACAAATATAAAATAAACATTCAGTTTAGTATTAATGATAGAACAATAGATATTAACTATCTTAATCAAAAGAATAATGGATTTTTTACGGTAATACTTATGTATGATGGACAAAAAAAGACCTATTCATTATTCAACGGATATTAATAATTTAATATTAAAATAATTATTTTTATCTTTAATTATTTTATTATATTTTTTGTTTTATTCTATTTTTAAATTTATATCAATATATATTCTTGTTATAATAATGCAATTATAAGATTTTAATCTATAAAATCATTAGTATTCTGATCATATATTATAGGTGTAATAATTAAATTATATTTTGCATTTTGATCTTTTGAAATGACAACATAAAAATCTGCATCTTCTTTTTTATCTGCATCTTCTTTTTTATCTGCATCTTCTTTTTTATCTGCATCTTCTTTTTTTTCTGCATCTGCTTTTTCATCTGGACTTATTGTTACATATACATCTTGTGTTTTAGCATATCTAATTTGACCGCTTTTATTTACAATAATATCAAATATAAAAAATTCAAGATTGAATTTATTTGCAATTTTTTTAGCATATTGTTTTATTTTTTCATCGATATCGATATTTTTCATAAAGACGTCAGGAATACCTACAATTTCTAGCAACTCAAGATATGTTATTTTATTATCTAAATAATTATTTAAAAATAATAAGATTGTATTAAAAAAAGAATGTATTGAATCATTATATGGAATTTGCTGATCATTAACTAATTTATATTTATCCGTATCTTGTAAAATCACAACATTATACCTAGGTTTATCTCCTGTTATTTTTTTCCATTTTTCTTTTTTTTCGACCTGTTTACTGCCTATACCTATTTTAGAAGAAATAGTATCTACGTATTTGGGTAAAAAAATTTGGAGCTTATAATAATTTGCGATTTTTTGAGCAACATTATATATATTTTTTAAAAGGTTCTGAGTAAGATATGTTTGTTTTATATCTGCAATTTTTAACAAGTGAAAATATTTTACCTTTATTTCCGGTATAGTATTTAAAAATAATAATATTGCTTTTAAAAAAGAATGTAATGAGTCATCAGGTAGATTTATTGAATCTGTATCATAACCACCAACTTGATTTTTTAATTCTAAATATTTATTTTTATACTTTAAATATTTATCTGTATGAGACATATATATTAAAATAGAAATAATTTTATATTAAAATAATTTAATAAATAGAAGTTTAAAAAAACTTTAAAAAAATATTTATAAAATTATTTCTATTCTATTATATATATGGACTCACAGAATAGAAATGAAAAAAAACATAGTTCTTCAATTAACGAAGAGGTACACAATCTTTTACGTAAAAAAGGTAAAATTAGCCAAGAAGATTTTGCGAGATTAAAAGATAAATACAACGACGATGACTTAGTTGATAATATTCAAAATATTTACTCTGAAAAATATACTAATATCATTAAAAAAGCTAAAAAATTTGCTAAATTAATAAGAGAAAAATATGCTAATACAGGAACACCTTTTCATATATTATTACAAAAAGCTATTAAATATAAAATCGCTTATAATTTATCTGATGATGAATTTGCTGAATTCCAAAGAATTTATGAACAAGAATTAATAGGTAATAATACTACTGATATTATACGCCCACAAACTAACATAATGAAAGTTTTAGGTGCTATGACTATGAATATTAATGGTTTTAAAAAGAAATTAAATGATGATGATTATAAATATTTACAAGAAATTATGAAATTATATTCTAAAAATAAAAATTTACATTCGCAAGTAATATTACAATCGATGCAATTTACAGATTGTGCTTATCAAAGTTTACATGGAAAATATGATAGAAATTTAAATAACATAGGCGACCATGTTCATCCTGTTATAGTTGCACTTTTCTTACCTAAAATTAAAGTTGTTGATGAATACTTTTTATGGTCAAACATTGCTGGTATTGTAAAAGCCAGATTTAATAATCAACACCATTTAAATTCTAAAGCTGACTATGAATTATTTCATTTTTTAATTAATGATCCTAATGATATAGTTTGTGATAATAGTTCTCCCATTCTTGATTTATTAAACAGAGCTCAATTACAAGCTCAATTATGGAATAGTGTTTTAAATTTAAGAAACGGACAATATTATAATTCATCTTTTAGAGATTTTATATCTTCTGTTGATATATGTAAATTAAATAAACAAGATACACCCGATTTATTATATGGTAGATATGACGGTGTAATAATTAAGAGATTATTATCGGCTTTCTCTTTTAGACCAAGTATTGTAACTACTACTCCTATAATAAGCACTGTTTCTATGAATCCTTATTTACTTAACAATAAACCTCTAGTTTCTATGGTGCCTATGATTAATATGAGATTATCTCCAATTACTAGCGATAAAAACGATATTCTATTAAGCGAAGCTATTAATCAAACACAATACTTTATAGAGAATGGTAGTATTGTTCCAAGACATACTTCTATTATTTGGTCCCGTGGAGTTTTAATTTTCTATGTTGACCGTAGATCTAATACAATTACTTATAATGAGCAATTAATAAAAATGAATTTAAATATATTACCTTCGTCTATTGGTGTTATGGGTGGTTTTGAAACAATTAATGAAAGTAAAGTAGTTATAAATGATAGTCTTCAAATTAAAGGAGAATATTTTCATTTAAGATCAGTTGTAATTGCCGAAGTTAATGAAAAAAACTTAATGATTAGCTCGTCTACTTTAATTGTAAATCGCCGTGTAAATGAAGAAAATCCATTAGATAACAATACATGTTATTATTGTTATGACCCATATGGTCCAAATAAAGGTAACTCAGAATATATCCAAAACACTATAAATCAGATATATAAAGAGAGTGACACACCTGAATTAAGTTTTACAACTATGGCTCAAAAACAAGGTATTGTTTATATATTTGCAAATAATTCAGAACTTAATAATATAAATTCGATTTTCCCTTAATAATGTATTTTTTATTTTATAATAGTTAAAAATTATTATAAAATTAATTTTATTTAAAATAATTTGCCGTTGAAGGTAATGTGCGATTTATTTTTTTAGTATTAATAGGCAATGGAGGTCCAACAGGTTGAGTTTCTATATCTTTTAAATATCCAATTTTTTGATCAACATTTGATATAACAGTTGGTAATATTTCACGAATTACATGATAATTTAAATCTTTAATTTGTTTATTAATATCATAAGGTAAATTTCTCGAATATTCAATAAAAACATATCTCATTACTATTATTAAATCACCTTCTTTTTGAGGACATATTAAAAATTGTTTATTAGTGTTAGTATATACTGATAATATTAAATATTTATTAATTAGATTAATATTTTCTTTTGAAAAAAATGTTTTTTCTAATTCACCTACATTACATTCTGATATTTTTAATTCGTTTTTTATTAATTGTTTTCTTAATAATTTACCATTATTATTATCTGAAAAATATGCTACTGGTATTTCTTCAAAATCAAAAGATGGAATACCTGAAATATTTTTAAGTTCTGTTTTAACATTCATTTTCATCATTATAATAAAGTAGAAATTATTTAAGGAAATGTATATGTTTCTAAAATAGTTTTATCTTCAGGTAAAACATTTTCAGGATAAGAATATAAACAAGAATGGAACACTTCTTTAATTTCTAAATTATTTTTCTCTTTACATATAATACATTTTTTTTTTGTATCTTTGATATTATTTCTTATAAAGATAACCCAATCATATTCATCATATCTTTTTTGTCTAACCATAAGAGTATATAATCGATAATCTGGTTTAGCTAATAAATTTAAATTTTCTTTTTCTAATTTTGTTAATGTTTTACCTACTTTATTATTTACAAAATTTATAAAATACTTTTCAAAAATATCTTCAAAAATAAAATTATCATCTTTTGAATTACGTAATAACTCATTTATACCAAAAATTTTGTTTGCAACATCATCGTCTAATAAATTTGCACTGTTTGACATAAACTTTTCTGGTGTAAGTTCTCTTTGTAATGTATTTTTAAAATTAGTTTTTAATTCTTCTAATGTACTATTATTATATTCAAATTGATTACCATATATTTTATATTGTATTTTTTCTTTTGCATCTTCTTTTTCTGCTTGTTCTCTTCCTTTTATTATTAACATTGTTTCAAATATTTTAGTTTGTATATCTTTTGTATCTGTTGTTTGATTTTGTAATAAGTCTGATAATTCGGTTTGTTTGATTGCTTCTCTTTGTTTTGCATCTTTTAAATCTTTTTCTTTTTGTTTTATTGTATCATTTTTTTTTGTTGATTTTATTTCTGTTGAATTTATATCTACATAATTAGAATCTATTACTAATATATAACCATAATTTGGAACATAATATTCGATATTGTTTATTTTATAAACCCAACAACTATTACCTGTATTATCAGTTTGAATATCTTTTATAAATACATTATTTTCTAATGAAAAATTATTAAAATATATATTTTCTTTATGCATAACAGCACATGCATAAATTAATTGAAATAAAATTGAATACCATACTTCCGGTTTATGATAACCAGTAGCTATCATTTTATTTCTTGTGCCATATTTTTGATAATTTTTAGAATTCCATTTAATAATATTTGAATTTGGTGCTTCAGTTACTATAACTAAAATTTTTTCTGAATCTTTAGTGAAATCTATAGTAGATTCTTTCTTTAAAGAAATATTTGTATCATCATTTAGTGTAGATAAATCATGTGCTTTTCTCATAGGGATATCATCTCTACAATTATTTGTATCAATTAATTGTTTATCCTTTTCTTTATTATCAATATTAAATATTGTATTTATTAATTTATTATTTTCATCTTTACAAGAAATTGTATCTTTATCTTTTTTAATAATATCTAAATCTTTAAAATTAATTGATGATTTTTTATCAAAGACATATAAAATATAATTTAAGAAATTAGGTGAAATTTTTTGTTTTAGTATTTTATTAACCCATTCATAATATTTTAAATCTCTCCATACATCAAAACAATCATTATTTTTATATTTTAATGCACCAATCGATAATTTATAAATTCTTAAATTAAAAGCCATTGATGTTGGTGTTGTTTTTAATACGTGATCTTTGTCATTGTATCTAATTGGATATGCAGAACGATATAGTAAAAATCCATAAGGCAAATTATTATAAGGATTGTCAACATTTGATACTAAACTATATGGATTTAAATCATAAATCTTAATCCAAGATAATAAACTTTTATCACCACCTTTTAATGATAATTCTTCTCCATCATATTTATCTAAAATACTATTTCTCATAAATTTTTTAATAGATTCACGTTCGCCTAATTTAATAAATGAATAAGTTATTTTATCACTAGGTAATACATCTTCATATATTTTATTAATTGTTGTATGATTTCCTAATGGATCACTTAATGAAATATTATATATTTTATGAATTGGTAGTGGTTGAATTACATTAGTATAAGGATTTGATGAAGCTAATATTGTATTATTTCCATCATATAAAGGAATCATTCCTGTAGGAATATCATATGGATTATAATTAGAATCTAAACTTTTTTTTGTTTTAAAATCTTCAACAAAAGGTTCTATTG